ACTTCTGGTAATCACCAGAGACAGGGTTTTTGACGGTGGTAACGCCAGTATGGGCAAGCAGCAGCACTACCATGCCTCGAGACCTGCAGGCATCAAGCATTGGCAAAAGCTCTCTCATTGATTCACTGACCGCCGCCCAGCCTCGAGCATAGCCGCCGAAACCCTTTGGCCCCCAGTCGCCGCCAAACATTTCCTGGCAGACAGACTCTGCTGCCAGATCAGCAGCGCCGTTGATTGTGTCGATTACCAAGGTGCGGTAATCATGTTTTCCCTCTGCTACCTTTTTGACGTTGGCAAGAAAAGACAACCAGTTGACAGCTACCGAAAACTGATCCACGGGCAAGTTGTCTACCCCTTCCTCCGTGGTGATGAATACCGGTGCTGGCGTGTCTGCGCCCAGTGTGCTCTTGCCCACTTTCGGCGGGCCATAGACCACAATGCGCGGCGGTTGTCGTTTCCCTCTCACAATTCCTTCTAGCATTTCATCTCCTCCAGTTGTAACGCCCCCAGCCTCCATTGGCTAGTGGGCTATCGTCTGCTGATGGTCCATAATCTGGGATTCTACTCCAGCGGCGCTTTTCCCATGACTGCTTGCGGTACTTCTCGCGCTCAATTGCGCGCTCCATTTCAATAGCTTCTTGTTGCTCTTTTGTCAAGCGCTCTGTCATTGCAGCACCAGTACCACAATAAGCGCTGAAGCAAGCGCCAAGCAAAAGGCAACAGATCCCCAGGCTCTTATTCGCGCTTTTCGCCTTTCGCGCAAATAGCGATCCATCATTGGTGAATGCTTGTCAAAGTATATCATGGTGCGTTCCTTTTATTTGCGGCGCCCCGGGCCTGGGGGGAATAGCCCGGGGCGCCTTCCTGCCCCGCTGCGAAAGGAGGGACAGAGGGCAGGTTTTTGATTTGCTCTTTCCGATACTCTTTCAAGGTGCACCCTTTCTCGCTGCTTCCCTGCAGCGTGGGGAGGTTTATACCCGATCTAGATTCTACTGTCAAGTAGAAATCTACTTGACACTTGACGAAAGAAAGCGCTTGACACCAACAGTCAAATTGGTACAATGCCCCGCGAAAGGAGGGAACAATGAAAGCACATTACCCGGTATCATGGAAAGATTACCTCAAAGAGGCTGCCCATATTGCGCTAATGGCGCCTGTTGCGTTTGGCGCAAGTGTTGTGCTTGCGGTGGCTATCTTCGTTCAGCAGAAGAAAGATTGAGCTGCGCCTATGACAATCTGGCGCAACGATAGCGGGACGATGGAGCTCAGGCTAGGAAAATGGCAAGATGTGCTCGCTGATGTGACCGAGTGCGGTGCGGTGATCACTGATCCACCGTATACCCAAAGGACAGAGCGCGGCTTTCGCACTTGTGGTGTCCGTGTGGGCGGAAGAAGCAAAGGCAATGCAAATACGATAGTGGGTATGGGATATGACCCCATCGACCAAGAATATTGTAAGTATTTGGTTTCATATTGGACAGAAAAAACGGCTGGCTGGTTGCTGTTTTTTTGTGATCATATATCGTTTAGGTGGTGGGAGAGTGCTATTGGCGATGTAGGCCGATATGTTTTCCCTCCGGTGATATGGGTTAAAAAAGGTGCTGCGCCGCGCATGTCCTGTGACGGCCCCGCGTCACAATGTGAATATATCGCAGTTGGCCGTCCGAGAGAAAAACGATTTCTTTCATGGGGGGCACTGCCTGGCTGGTATATAGACAATGCAGTTAGTCATGGTCGCGAATGGAATGGTATTTCTGGTGCAAAGCCACTGAAGCTAATGCGGAATATTATAAATGATTATACTAGACCAAATGATTTGATAATTGATCTACATGTTGGCGGTGGCACCACCCTGCTCGCAGCAGCCATAGAAGGCCGGCGCGCTATCGGCGCTGAGTGCGATCCAGAAACATTCGAGAAGGCAGTCAAGCGACTATCGCGTGGCTATACGCCAAGCATGCTCGATATGATGGAGTAACAATGCCCCCACTACTACGCAACTTTAAGATCTCTTTCACACTAGACGAAACAGAGTGTGCCACTTTCCAAGAGCTAATAGAGCTGCAGTATGGCCCGCCCGTCACTGCTGGCATGGTGGAGCGCCACATCAAAAATGAGATGGAATCGCAGGTGAGGGATCTGCTCTCTTGGGTAAAGCAGGCTGCGAAGCGGCGGCGGCTGGAGGCAAGAGGGAAGCTTGCCAATAGCGATCGGAAATGATACGGTATTAGTGTTGACACTGGGAGTCCATTCGGTTATTATGCCTGCCGTTGGCCCCAGATATGCCAACGTAAATAGTTTTCCTGTCTCCCATGACGTCTTGTCTGGGGCCAGTCATGGGAGGCGGGAAATTTTTTAGGATGTGCAGTGGCAAACGATTTCCGATTGCAAGTAGGCTTCCTAACTCACCCGAAAACAAGACTGCTCAAAAGATACTGCGGCGCAGACGGAGTGCTTGGCATGATATCGCTTATTGAATTCTGCGCAATGAACAATAGCCGCTGCACTGGTGACCTTGCTGGCATGACAAATGACGAAATAGAAGCAGCTGCAGACTGGCAAGGCATTTCTGGTGAGCTAATCGCTGGACTTGAGAAGGCTAAGTTTCTAGATGGCCAGAATGATTGCTGGAAAATACATGACTTTGAAGAGCACAACCCATGGGTAGCAGGAAGCAAGCGCAGATCAGAGTCCGCCAAGCATGCGGCCCGCATGCGGTGGGCATGCGATCCGCATACAATCCGCAATGCCCCGTCTCCGTCTCCGTCTCCGTCTCCTCATCAGTCAGCTATAGAATTAGCAACGCTAACTGCAGCAGACATGGAAGCTCACCTATACGACTGGATAGGCCCAGCAAACAAAAACCAAGCCGCCCTAACAGCCATATGCCCAGTCACCAGAGAAGAACTACAAACAGCAAAAGAAAAAATGGCCGACAAAGCAGAAAACCCTTGCTGGCCATGGCTAATCACTGCTATAAAAAACGCCAGAAAGGGGCCAAAGAAAACAAAGACCACAATAGCTGAAGAACTGGAAAAATTGGAGTACCTCGCATGAAGATACCAGAAGAATTCAGGGAAACAGTTGTAACGCTACTCGCAACATATGGCCGGCTATACAGTCCAGAGACAGCCGCAAAAGCAGTCCTTGGCTATTGGTGGACACTAGAGGCAGAAGAGCTACCAGACATCGCCAGAGCTGCAAAAGAAGCAACTCGAATACTAGACCGCTGCCCCACGCCAAAAGACATACTCGAGCTATGTCAAGACTACCGCAGGCGCAGAGAGAAAAATACCACAAGAGAAATAACACCAGAAGAACGCCGCAAAGCTCAAGCAGAATTCTACCGCCAGCTGGAGCGCGTCAATGGAAACGCCTGAAGAGCAGATCCGCTTCTTAGCCACTGCTCTAGAAAGCCCACCACTGCTCGACACAGTTATCGGCAAACTCGAGCCACGACATCTTACAGCTCCAGCTGCAGAAGTCTGGCGGCATATGCTCTCTATGTGGCAAGATGGCATTTCCCCAGATGAAATGCTACTTTTCAATGACGTATCAGATGAGCATGCACGCCGCGTCATTATGGACACAAGCGACTATCGCCCATTACTGCGCACACCAGAAAGCCTAGAGCCACTTGCAAAGCCAATCCTTCAACAATACCAGCGGCAACAAATACAAGCCACCTGCAAAGCAACAGCACTAGCAGCGCAAAAGCCAGAGACAAACACAGATACACTCCTTACCACAGCATTAGAAGACTTCTCCGCACTACAAGTAACCACAACCGATGAGTGGTTACCAGCGCCCACGCTTGCACGCCAAGCCTGGCAAACACTTTCCGAGATTGCAGAAGCAAACGGAAAACTACTCGGACTCCCAACGGGACTCCCTTCCCTTGATGGCGCCCTCCACGGCCTACGGGCAGGCCACCTGATTGTGCTGGCCGCACGCCCCGCAATGGGCAAGTCTTCTCTGGCCCGCAATATTGCTCTGCATGCAGCCCTCCAAGGCTTTCCAGTTGGCATTGTCTCGCTTGAGATGACAGCAAAAGAAATCATTTTCTACACGATATGCAGCTATGCCAAGGTAAGCGCAAGCAGCATATATGCAAATACGTACAACACGCAAGACATGCAAGAACTAAGCGCGGCGACACAAAAGATTAATGACCTTCCACTTCACGTCATAGACGATAGCTCATTGACAATACCGCGCCTTAGAGCATCTGCCAGAAGGCTTGCGAAAAACAAAGGCGCCAAGCTCATTATCATAGACTATATGCAGCTCATTTCCTCACCAATAGGTGCCTATTCTCGAGAAAGAGAAGTTGCGAAAATAAGCGGCGCACTAAAAAACCTTGCCAAAGAGTTAGACATAGCTATTCTCGCTCTGTCGCAACTCAACAGAGCACTAGAAGCACGCACCGTCAAAAGACCGCAGCTTTCCGACCTGCGCGAATCAGGCTCAATTGAACAAGACGCAGATGCAGTGCTACTCCTTCACCGGCCAGAGTACTACGATGAAAACGCAACAAAAGGACTAGCGGATCTAATTCTCGCGAAAAACAGACACGGGCCCGTGTCAACGCATCACCTAACCTGGATACCAGAATACACTACCTTCAAAGATGGCGCGCCAGCAGATGAATGGTACAAGTAATGATTATTGCAAGTGAATTACAAAAAGGCGACATCCTTAAAACACCAAAAGGCGCACTATGGCAAGTGCTCAGCACAGAGCCACTTGCACTACAGCGCTACGATGTAGACTACTACTGGGAGTGGCACCCCACCCCAAATCAATTCAACCGCGCAAATATGCGCAAATGGAGGGCAAACAATGAGTAAGAAACAGCTAAACTTCTGGGGCGTGTTCCTTGCTGGCTCAGCCTGCGGTGCATGGCTCACTACGCCGATTACACACTACACAGGACACTTAGCCGCTGGGCTGCTGTTCTCTGTTGTGCTCAGTATCCTGTCTGGTGCTGTGTACTTCATTGGGAAAGACCGGGTAGCGGAGTGACTGCGCGCAACACCTGGAAAGCTGTAGAGCGCCGCGTGGCGTCCTACTTCAACGCAGAGCGTACACCGCTATCAGGAGGCAACTCGAAGATAACGCGCAGCGATACTCTACACAATGAGCTTTTCATAGAAGTGAAAATGCGCAAAAAGCACAGCGCAGTTACTCTATGGGACGAAACAAACGCACTAGCGCGCAAGGAAGACAAGACGCCTGTGGTAGCGCTTGCCGAAAAAGGTAGACCGGGCTTTTGGATACTTGTGCATAGTGAACACCTTTCGAGGTTGTAGAATGATAGAAGAGAGCTGCATTCGCTGTCGTGATAAAAGAGAATATCTTGATGCGATATTATGTGATGCAGGTTTTTCTTCTGTTCTCGGAGAATATTTCTATATTGTAAATGAGAAAGCAGAATCTATTTATTTATTACTTGTGGACAAAGAGGTTGTGTATGTTGGGCGAACAAAAGCTCTTAGAAAACGAATAGCGCAGCACAGAAAGAATAAAAAGTTTGACACTGTGCTTGCCGTAGACGTCAAAGAAGAAATTGCCTATTGTGTGGAGGCGCTTCTATATGATGCACTAAAACCGAAATACAACAAAGAAAGACCAAATAGAAGAAGTATATCAGAGGAAGAATATTGCTACGGCAACTATAATATGCCAACAACGATTTTCGATAATGCAATGTATGCTAACTTTGAATTGAACACCAAAAACAAGTGTCTCACCGAGTTGGGCACTAACTATTTTAAGCGCGCAATGGAAGCTGCGGATAAAATAACAAGCGCTATTTACTATGCACAAGAAGTATTTGAAATGGACACAGAGGAAACATCATGACGCGCAAAGCCAAGCAGAATCAAACAGATCCCTCAACGGACGGCAAAAAGACAAGAGGGCGCAGCAGGAATAGTGCGGACAAAGCACGCATTGCCGTCAGAGAAACAAAAGCGCTTGAGCTTAGGCAGAAAGGAATGTCATACCGTGAAATAGCTGCAGAGCTAGAATGCTCGCCTGATACTGCAATGCGCGACATTACAAGAGCACTGGCCAAATGCGCAGATCTGTCAAAGAAAGAGGCAGAGCACTATAGGGAAATAGAAACACAGAGACTAGACAAACTATTATCAGCGGTGTGGTCAGATGCAACAAAAAAGAACGGCAATGTGAAACTAGGCGCAGTGCAGACCGCCATCCGCATACTAGAATCACGCCGCAAGCTACTAGGCCTAGACTCACCAGAAAAGCACACAGCAGATCTCTCACCAGAAGCACAAGAGCTACTAGAGTACCTGCGCCACATGAAAGAACAAAGGCAAAAAGCCATTGATGCAGAGTTTACTACAAGCACTGACTGACCCTAGCGCATTCGCCGCATGGGTTAGCGGCGAGTCACAAGCTGGTGTGCATGAGCAAATGCAGATCGCATGTGACCGCCACCAGCGCCTAGTACTATGGGCGCCGCCTGAGTTCGGCAAGTCAAGGCAGATAACTTTCCGCAGGCTATGCTGGGAGATCATCACAAACCCCGATATACGCATAGGCATTGTTGGCGCAAAAGACCAGCAGGCAAGAGACTTGCTGCGCGGTTTAAAGCAAACGTTAAAGCGCGCATACGTGCAAGGCGCGCCTGGCGTCTTGCTGCAAGATAGAGATGACCGCATACTTGTTGCACGCACAATCACAGAGCCAGAGCCTACAGTACAGGCAATCGGCATTGGTGGCAGCTTCATCGGCGCACGCCTCGATCTCATTGTCATTGATGACGCTATCAAGTTTGCAGACAGCTGGAGCGGCGCAGACAGAGAGCGCAAGTACAAGTGGATCATCTCCTCCGAGTGCATGGGGCGTCTTCTCCCCAAAGCACAACTCTGGGTACTTGGCAACACATGGCACCCAGAAGATGCAATGCACAGACTTGTGGCAAGCCATGGCTTTCATGCAGAGCGCGTATATGCTGCTACAGATCCAGTAACTCTCGAGGGCTGCACTTGGCCAGAGGTGTTCCCCAAAGAGCGCCTGGAGCAAAAGCGCAAAGACTTAGGCGGGCTGGAGTTTGCGCGGCAATACTTCCACCAGGCTGTCAACCTAGAAAACCAGCGCTTCAAGGCTGAGTGGTTTGAGGCTGCATTTGCAAGAGGGCGCACACTGTCGCTCGAGTATGAGTACAAGTCACTATTCCAAGTCTTCCATGGTGTAGACTATGGTGTGGGCCAGAAAGCGCACCACGATAAAACCGCAGAAGTTACACTCGAGGTGAACAAAGCCGCAGAGCGCCGCTTGCTCTGGGTAGACGGCGGACACTATCAGAGTCCAGAGATACGCGACAGGCTGCTGCGAGTACAAGACAGATACCCAGGCGTATCTATTCGGGTAGAGCACGCCGGGCAGCAAGCAATGCTTACGCCGGTGTTGCAAGAGGCTGGCGTCCATGTAGTGCCGCACAACACAACTGCTGCGAGTAAGCATGATGTCGCATGGGGCATAGAAGCGCTAGCGGTAAAGTGGGAAAGCGGGCTTTATGTGCTACCAGCGCGCAGCAAAGACAATGAGCACATACAAGCGCTGATACGTGACTGCCTGTACTACACGCCGCAAGATCACCCAGGCGATTACCTTATGGCGCTATGGATAGCAGATAGCGGTGCTGCTTCTTTCTCGAGTGGCCCAGCAAAAACCTCACCACCTAAGAAAGTGAATATTCAGCTATGAAAGAATTGGGCCGGATACTAGGTATTTTTTTGGGGCAGTTCTTCAGGCTATGCCTGTTAGCTCTTTTCGTTGTGGCGCTATTAGCCTTTCTGGGTGTTCAGCCCATTACATGGTACCATGTGGCCACATTGGCGATATTCACTGTAGCTATTCCAGTAGTGTTTTTGGTGCTTGTATTTCTTATCGTTTGGTGCTATCTAATGTGCAAGAGGCTCATTTCCGGGCCAGACTGAAGAAAGGAGCAAGCAATGAGTGAAGGAAAGGACAGGGTAAAGAACGGGCGCTGGCGCTCGCCAATTGGGGCCTTCAGGGATGCGGGGCGGACGCTGCACCCAGGTAGCAGAGCGTACATTGCCCATGATGGCCAGGGCTACTACTGGTGCACAGAGGAAGACAAAGCGCTTTTAAACAAGGCTGTACGCTGCATGCAGGTGACAGTAGGGCTTGATGTGCGTGGCAATCAGCACTGGCCAGATCACTTTTACCTGGGGGCTTGACATGAAGATACTAGCTATTGCCTTAGCTATAGTTGTAGCTGTGCTCTTCGTTGTGTGTTGCTATCAACAGGCGACGATTGAGCAGCTTGTTGACAGACTAGGGCGCTGTGTCGCTGGATTTGAGACAGCTCAAGTTGCAGGGGAGTGGTGCGCCTCGAGGCTGGGGGAGTGCGAGACAATGCATAATGAGAATCCCTTGATTCGTGTCAGGATGGACTTAGCTGCTGTGCACCCTGGGACTGGTGCTGGCATTGGGGGGGAGTGATGGATAGGCGCTGCGAGACGTGTAGGTGGTCAACTCCATCTGGGTCACCGTGGATACGTGTTTGCCGTAGGTACCCACCAAATGCAAGCACGGTAGACAGCCTGAATGGATGGCCAGATGTGGGCGACACTCAGCATTGCGGCGAGTGGGCGGCGAGGGAGGGGGATGAGCAACCATTCGATAGTATCGAATTGTTGGAGCGGCTCGGCAAGCTGGAGGACAATCTACTGAAACTGGACAAAACGCTGGACTTGCACCGAGCGCAGCTTAGAACACAGCAGGATATTGATGATGTGTTGAGTGAGCGGATCGACAAGCAGGAAGGGAAGCTTTCCAGAACGCGGGAGTGGTGCTCTACGTTGCAGGACCAGATGTCCGGGCACGAGGGGGATAAAGATGCCAGTGTTTTTGCGAGGCTGTATAGAGCAGAGGCATGGCAGCGGGCTTTTGACCAGAGGCTGGAAAAGCTGGAGCAGCAGGTCAGCAAGCTCTATGAGTGGACCGTTGACTACGACAAGTGCGACCACAGCTTGTATGAGCGGGTGACCGAACTGGAGCAGTGGCGCGAAGAACATGAGGACTGGGCAGCAGCAATCATGGAAGAAGTGGCCGGTGTTCAGCAGTGGCGCCGCGACATTGACCAGCGGTTTGAGAGGGCGGGGGAGAGGCTGGATAAAGTCAAGCGTGTGCGTGGGCTGGACAGGTGTGTTACTTGTAACGGGATTGTGTGGAGCCCGGATTCGCCGTCAATTGACCCGCCAGCAAACCCAGAGCCAGCGGGCGAGGACGGGGGAGGGGAGAGGTTTGTCACGTTAGATCTCGGTGATGGGGAGCCTCCACTGGTGATTGCGGTCAGTGTCCTAGCCGCCGCCGGCTACCACAAGGCGAAGATAGGCAAGCTGTACCAGGAAAAGCCCGGCGACTGTAACGCGGTTTATTTTGAATGGAGAACCGGCGACGATGAGATCGACTGGGCATATATCCCGAAAAGGGCTGTTGTAGATGCCGGCTATCACAAGGCGGAGGAAGTGGCCAAAGTGCCGACGTTCAATGACAACGAGATTTGATTTTGACCTGGGCAGCGGCCCCGTCCTGGTGCGGGCGGCAAAGGAGGGCGAAGAGTGAAATACATCGACAAACTCAAGCAGCTAAATGCATGCGAAGATGCGGTTGACTGGTGTGCTAACTACCCCAGCCTGGAAGAAGCCTGGCAGGCATGCCACCGTGGCGACTGGATGCTGTGGCTGATTGCGAGAGTCAACCCCGGTGAGCCAGGCAGCAGGAAGCGCAGGAAGATTGCTCGCGCAGCCGCAGATTGTGCGGAGTTGGTGCTGCCGATTTACGAGGAGCGTTACCCCGACAATGATTCGCCACGGAAGGCTATTGAAGCGGCAAAGCGTGGAGATCCAGACGAGTGTAGGGCTGCTGTCGCTGCTGCTTTCGCTGCTGCTGCTGATGCTGATGCTTCTGCTGCTGCTTATGCTGATGCTGATGCTGATGCTTCTGCTGCTGCTTATGCTGCTGCTGATGCTGCTGCTTATGCTGATGCTTATGCTGATGCTTTCGCTGCTGCTGCTTTCGCTGCTGATGCTGCTGCTGCTGATGCCAGAGAAAATACACACAAACGCTGTGCCGATATCGTGCGGAAGAACTACCCGAACCCACCACGGTGGAAGGCAAATGAGGGGGGCAGCGATGAGTGAACAAGAGCTGTGCCATTGCGAGGATTACGAATACTTGCACACTGACCAGCCGTACAACGTCTGTACGCAATGCGGCTTCCGAAACATGGTGTGGGATGACTGGGAGGTGCCGCACGAAAAGGTTGTCACGGCATGCATGCGCAACGAGAAGGTTAAGAGTGTTCTCCTCCAGTGCGTGCTGGCGGTCGAGTGGGTGGTCGGCCCCCAGCGCGTAGCTGGTAAAATGGTTGCGCGTTGCCCTTGGTGTTTATGCCCCAGGGCTGACGGCCACGCGCCAGACTGCCAGCGCCAGGCATCTCTCAAGAAAGCGGGGTGTAGCGATGAAGGATGACGGAGGACCGGCGTTTCCGTTCGATGAAGTAGTCATCATGGAAAGTGGAAAGCTTAAGGGGACGCATCAAAAAGAATGGCAAATGGGCATGTCACTGCGGGATTATTTCGCTGGCATGGCGCTGCAGACATGTGTCAGCAAAGAGTACATGGAGGTATTGTCTGCCGAGCAGATCGCGGAGATGATAGCGGAGGGCTGCTATCGCATTGCAGACGCCATGCTGGAAGAGAGGGGGCGCGATGACTCGTGACGAAATTATGGCCGCGCTGCTGGCAGTGGCGGGGAGGGAGGGGCAACCATGAAAGCCTGGCACTTCGTTGCAGCGGATAAAAAGTTACGTGATGGAAGGCCATTACCAGAGCCAGGGGTTATTCTTCGTCATGAGGGCCCAATCGAGCTTTGTTCGAGCGGATTGCATGCGAGCATACGGCCAATCGATGCGCTTAGGTATGCCCCCGGGCCATATATCTGTCGGGTAGACTGCACTGGACATTGGATAAGAAGCGATGACAAGATCGTCTGCACAGAGCGCACGATTCTTTGGGGATATGACGCAACTGCGGTATTGAGAAAATTTGCAAGGATGTGCGCGCTGGATGTCATTGAAAAGTGGAATGCGCCTGAAGTGGTGGTAAAATACTTGAAAACTGGGGACGAAGAATTGAGAGCCACAGCCGCAGACGCATCCGCATACGCATACGCAGCCGCAGCCAGGGCCGCAGCCAGGGACGCGGCCTTGGCCGCAGCCGGGGACGCGGCCTTGGACGCACAAAACAGACGTTTGTACCGCATGCTGATGGCGGGGAGGGAGGGGTGATGGAAAAGTATATTGAAATATTTTTGCGAGAAAACCAACCGATGCAGAGTGAGTCAATAGCAGACTTCATGGATCGATACGTCGATTGGCTGGTGAAACGTGGGGCCTGCTGGCCGGACGGCGCAAATAGACTCCGCGCTAGGGTTGCCGCGCTGGAGGAGGCGCTACGAGACATCGCATACAACACCAGCTTGTCGGTACCGCCTGCATACGGCGGTGGGCCAGAGTGCGAGTCATCGTTCTATCGCACAGGCCTACAACATTGTATCGGCACTGCTGCAAGAGCGCTGGAGGGGAAGTGATGGACAAGACAATCCGTGAACTGATGCCCTGGTTTGTGGCGCTCGTGGGGATCATCGCAGCGTTTATATTGCTCATGGTGAAGTTTGAATCATGTGGGCCGCCAGTTCTAAGCGAGCAGCGCAAGATTGCAGCAGTCAGCTCAAAGCCAAAGGGCAACCCGGATATTGTGCTCTCTGCTGAAGGCATTAGCACACTGGAGCTTGGTGAGGGTGGCCCGCGAGAGCTTACAAAGCTGCACCACTTTGACAGTCGCAACCAAATTAAAATCAGAAAAGACATGCAGATGCTACGCAGGCACATAATAAAAAACAAGCAAAAGCTGGAGAAGAAGGGGAAGAGCAATCTTTGCACGCTTGACGGGTGCAACTGCTACAGCATCTCTTTCAGACCGAAAAGACCGCTGATGGTTTGTGACTGCAGCGAGGAAGCGAAGGCATACAATGCAATGTTTTGACGCTGCCCCGCTGGTCTGGATGCTACTTATCGTGCTCGGGCTGGTGGTGATGGCCTGGGGGGCGAGGGAGAGATGAGTATAATTGAAGCTGTTTTTCTTTTCTTTATTTGCGCGGTTGTTGGAGCCATTGTTTCTGGCATTGGCTTGTGGTTGACAGAGTTTAAAGGAGGGCCATGAATGACAGAAGAGCAGACATACACACCAGGAGAAATTGCACAACTCGAGCGGGTAGACGTGCGCCGCGTCTACGCATGGCTCAACAAAGACCTAATCAAAGGCGCATATAGACTTCCCACCACTGAAGGCAATGATGGAGAGTGGCGCATACCAGAGTCTGCCTACTATAAATTCCTTTCAAAGCTACGCAATCAAGAACTATAATACATAATCTGACATTATCTGATATTCCCTGCCTTTCGTTGCCATTGTAATTATAGATACTACCCGCCATTCTGAAGAGAGATGGAGGGGTAGTCTATGCCCAATGAAAAGCCTGTCGGCCAAAGCAAGTTAACATATTCTGGCGCCCTCAATACTGCTGCTCTAGATAAGAACTGGCGTACTAGGTACACAGACGCAGTAGGCACAATCTCAGACGTTGGCAAGTGGCGCGAGATGGAGCAAACCTCTGTGATGGTGTCTCTTGGCTCGAGGGCTCTGCTGGGTGTGCTCCAGGGGGTCAACTGGGACTTTCAGCACCACGAAGACACGCCAGAGCAGATAGTCGAGTATCTGCGTTCTGCCTTTTTCGAGCGCATGGATCGCCCATGGGAAAGCGTGGCAGAGAGCATCTTTGCTGCTGTGCGCTATGGCTTTGCGCCGCATGAGATCACTCTTTTCACAGAAGGCAACCTAGTTTATCTGCGAGACCTAGGATACCGCCCACCATGGACTATTGACCTTTACACTGTCCGCAAGGGCGATAAAGGCTGGATGGAGTGCACCCAGCGCTACTACCGCCCAGACAATATGGGCATTGAAATGGCATTCTTCGGGCAGCCCGGAGAAGCGGGCAAGGGCTGGCTATTGTGGCCAACTTTCGGAGATAACGGCGGGCCATTGGGTGAGGCATTCTATAGGCCGATATTTGCTATCTATGAAGAGTGGGCAGACGCACTGCGCAGGCGGCGCATTGCCGTACAGAAAACCGTTGGCGTGCCGATAGCATTTGTTCGCGAAAACGCCAAGCCTACAGAAGACGATCAAGAGGATACCAGAGAAGAGCTAGGCTCTCTGACAACGCACGAAAAAGGCTCTGGTACTATGCCTGCCTGGGTGGAGCGTATCGAATGGAGCCACCCAGAGCCAGAGAGCATTAGAGCATTGACGGAAGTGCTTGGCGATTGCGACGCCAGGATTGCGCTTGCTTTTGGTGCGCAGTATGCCATCAGAGGCTTGCTTACCAAATACGGCACACAGTCAGCTGGCGAGACTGACAGCGCGCAGCTTAGCGGGCATCGCCAGTACTTCCTAGACTGGTTATCTCGGCAAGTGCAGCCGATTGTTGATTGGCTTGTTGACGAAAACTTTGGGCCACAGAAATACTACCCGCAGCTAACTGCGAGCGCTCCAGAAGAGCTGGAGCCTGCAGTGCTTGTTGACTCAATCGTCAAGGCGTCTGCTGGTGGGGCGCTGATTATCGATAGCGGCATACGCGATAACGTACGCAATTCTCTCAAGCTGGAGCCAGAGGGAGCAGAAGCGCAAGCAGCTCTAGCAGAAAAAGAAGAGCGCGCAGCTGCTCTACAGGGTGCATTGCAGAAGAGCAACACAGAGCCAGAAAACGACAAAGACGAAGACGACGACGAAACACCAGAGATGACAGGTTGCCACTGCAACTTGCTTGAGTTTCAGGGTGAGGGCCTGCGGGCGCCTCCTAAGCCAGGCGGGCAGCAGCGGCGCACTGGCCCAAATGGTAGGGACTTGTCAAAGCTAGAAAGGCTTGTGCGCTGGAATAGCATTGAAATGACTCTAGACAGCAGCAAGGCCAGCATGAAACAAATGCTGATGGATGCTAGAGAGCAAGTGGCCCGTGAAATGCTCAAGCATGCAGACGCGCAGCAGTGGGAGACTTCTGCAGAGCTGGCCAAGGTGCTGCAGAAGTACAAGGCACCAGCAGCGCTAAAGAAGCGCATCAAGCGCAGTATTGATGCTCAATTGCAGCATGTCGTCAATGTAGCGCAAGACACAGTTGACAGTGAGCGAGAGCAGCAGACTGGTACTGAGTTTGCCATACAGCCAACAGCTGACAGCTTTAGCGACGTCTATACAGATGAAGCCACAGAGGAATCAATTGCTGATACTCGAGTACAGCTTGTCAGAGCTGCCCTGTCTATTACCGCGCCTACACGCTCTGAGATTATGTCTCTGTTACGGGAAGCAACTGCAGAGCTTAGTGCAAGTCAAGCAGACGCAACCGCCACACTGGCGACAACTGAGGTTTTCGCTCGAGCACGAGCAGAGCGCGCGCAGGAAATTGTTGACAGAACTGGCAGACAGCCAGATGCAGTGTACTACAGCGCTATCCTAGACGCTAATACCTGCGACCCATGCTTTTTGGCAGATCAGCAGTTTGGGCAGCTGACAGGTGAGCCTATCCAATTCGATAGCGCCACCATGGCTGAGTATATGCCGCCTTATCAGCGCTGCGAGGGCGGCGTGCGTTGCCGCTGCCAGCTAATCTTTGATTGGGGAGGTGCATAATGTCTCTACTGACATCAGAAGCACTCGAGATCAAGTTTAACAAGTACCAGGGCAAAGATATCAAGCGCCACCCGATATTGCCGCTGCGCAAGTTTGAGAAAGGCGAGAGAGAGATTGACATCACTAATGATGTGCTCGAGGCAATGGCGGCAAACCTGAAGATCAGGCGCCCCATCACTATTGCCCACCCTGACCTTGATAGCGCAGAAGCGGTAGGTTGGATGGTGCCTGGCACTGCAGAGGTTAGCGCGTTTGGAGACAGCAAGGCGCTCTATGTCGGTGTTGAGTGGAGCGAGCAAGCAAAAGAGGCGATCGAGTCTAGGAAGTATGGTTACATCAGCCCAGTCTTTTCAATGGATACAAAAAACGAGACTGGAGACGATATCGGCCCGGCTTTGCTTGCTGCTGGCCTGACAAACAACCCGCACTGGAGCGAAGACCAGCCAGAGTTGTGGGCTCAGTTTACAAGCTACATTGACAAGAACAATGATCCAGGAATGTTTGACCCCCTTGATGATACGTTAATGAAAACCAAAGCAGATCCGGCGAGTGACGCCGATCCTATTAACCCTGAGAAGGAGAAAGAAGAAATGGAGAAATTGGAACAGGCAGAAGCCCGTATCCAAGAGCTAGAGGCGTCTATTGCCGAGTTGACGGCAGAGTCTGAAAAGCTTGCGGCTGCTAAGGCTGATGCGGACAAGCAGATCGAGCAATTCACTGCAGAGGCAGAGAATCGCAACGATCTGGAGGCGCAGGTGAAGAAACTGCAGGGAGAGGCTCTGCTGAAAAAGTACGAGTCCAAGCTGCGGCCAAAGCACCTCGAGGTTGACGGCAAGCCCTCGTGGCTGCATGAGCTGGCTTTCAGTGACCCGGATCAATTCGAGCGCTCTGTAAGCCTTATCGATGAGCCTGAGAGTGACAATAGTGTTGCTGCCGGCTCTGACAACACTGAGCCTGCGGTGCAGTTGACTGCGCGTGAGCAGGCGCACAAGTTTGCCAGTGAGGAAGCTGATAAAGTGGATGCCAAGTTGGCTGCCCATGTTTTCAAGACTTCTTTTGAGGCAAAGCTGAAAGAGCTGGAGGGCTAAGAAATGGGAAAGCCACTGCGACAAGTAGACGTTATTTCGTTTGTTGCTGGTGCAGCTGTGGAGCGTGGTGACGTTCTGCAGCTTGATGCCACTGGAAACTACCCGAAGGCCATCAAGACTGCTGCTGATACCGATGTGGTGCTTGGCGTGGCGTTGTCTGATGCTGCCTCGGGTCAGAATGTGCCTGTTAGCGTGGCGCGCGGCATTTATACGCTCCGTGCTGGCGCTGCAATTGCTGAAGAGGCAAAGGTCGCTCCCACCACGGATGGTGAGATCAAGACCGCCGCTTCTGCCGACGAAGCTTTTGGCGTAGCTCTTGAGGCTGCGTCGGCTGCTGATGACGAAATTCGAGTGCTGGCCTTTATGGGCACTCAGTTGCTGGCGTAAGGAGGATTAAGTTATGGGACTTTCGCAAGCACAGTTGGGCCCGGTTGATCCAGTCCTTACCGAGCACGCGCGGCGTATTGCGCCTGTCAAGTTTGTGGCAGACGAAGTGTTTCCGCCGCTGATGGTCAATGAGGAAAAGGGCCAGATCACTGTCTGGGACAAGACGAATCTGATGGTGCCGGATGACGCACAGCGCGCGATTGGTGCTGTGGCGCAGGAAGGGCAGAGCCCAGAGCCTTCCTACCTGAGCTACAGCTGCGGTGTGCATAGCAAGAAAGACTTGCTGACGCAGCGTGAGCTTCGCATTGCTGGTGCCCAGGGCTTGGGCGCAGAACAGCTGCGCTTCAACAAGACGCAAAAGCTGGTAGAGCAGCTGATGCTGCTTCGTGAGAAGGATTTGGCGGACAAGCTGAACGCTACTGCCAATTATGAGACTTCTTACAGCACCACGCTCACTACCACTTGGGCGGACACTGGCGGCACTCCGATTAGTGATATTGAGACTGCCATCAAGCAGTTGTCCAGCGGCGGCATTTTCCCGAATGCTGCTATCATGGACTATGATGTCTGGGTGACGCTTGCGCGGCACTCTGACATGCTGGACATGCTCAAGTACACCAATAAGGGCAAGATGGACGAGTCCGGTTTTATGTCAATCTTTGGGCTCAAGCCAATTGTCCCGAAGGTGCGGCATAACGCTGCAGGCACCATGACCAGTACCTGGGGCGATAGCTGTATCATCGCTTATATCCAGGGCCTGGGCGAGGTGCAGGATCCGAACAGCCCGAATACTGACGCCACTTTCGGTCGCACGCTTCTGTGTGAGCCGTTCAGTGTGGTGGAGTATGAGGCGCGGGACCGTGACCATCGTGGCGCCAGCTGGATTGAGGTTGAAATCGGTTTCAAGCACCAGTTTATCGGTGTAGACAACGTGACTGATGGTGATAGCATTGCCGGTTATTTGATCGACAACGCTATCTAAACAATTTGCTGCCCCCCCCCTGGCAGTGATTGCCAGGGGGGTGGTGGCCCGAAAGGGTTAATACGATGAAAGCGAAATGGAACGGTGGAGGAAATTTGAAGGTTGGTGCAAAGCTTTACCCGCCTGGCTCCACTGTGGATCTGCCTGCTGGTTTTCTTGACGGATTAAGCGACAAGCAAAAGGCGCAGTTTGAGCCGATTGCAGAGCCTGCGGCGGCTGAGCCTAAGCCAAAGAGGCGCGGGCGCCCGAAGAAAGTAGCTGAAGAGCTGGAGGATTGATAGCAGATGGCTCAGAATACCTTTGACGTAACAGCCGCTGTGGTGCTCAAGCATCTGGCACAATTTAGCGTTACAAATGTTACGCTGCCAGGTACAAACGACATTACAGACGAATGGATCCCATTGGCCGCTGGAGAGATAGAAGACGCTGGCCAAGAGGGCGGCTTTGATTTCTCAGAGGTTGACAGTACAAATGAGCCAGACGCCTATTACATTCTGCGACATTTGCTAGCACTTCGGGCAGCTCTGCACTACTTGGCAGCGGCTGGTCATGCTGTAGGGGAAGGCTTGCTTAAGGCCCGTTGGGACAAGACAGAAAAAAAGCTTGACGATATCCGCTCTGGGCGCAGGGTAGCGCAGATGACTGTTACGGATGGAGCACAAGGGCTAGTCTTTTACCATGGGACTGATAGCGACGATGATCTAGATGATTATCGCGCGCAGTATGATGATCCGCTATGAGCGTAGGACTTAGGCTAGAAGTGCTAGGCACTCCGAATATCACCAGAGGCATGGAAAGCCTTATGCAGCATCTTGGCAAAGATCTAAAGCCAATGTTCGAGGCGATTCAGTCCTGGTGGTACAATTGGCAAGCGGAGATATTTGCTGGTGAGGGATCTTCGCTTGGGAGCAGCTGGGCGCCACTGTCAGAGAAGTATGCCAAGTGGAAAGCCAAAGCTGCTCCGGGGCGCCCTATTCTCGAGTTGACTGGTAGGCTGGCAAATGCGATGGCAGGTGCAAAGAGCGAGGGCGCTTGGGAAGACATCAAAAAGCGAGAGATGCGGCTAGGCATTGAAGGTATACCATACTGGGCTGCGCACAACTTTGGCTTTGAGACAATACCACAGCGCAAGTATATCGACACTACAAAGCGTGCTCTTGTCATGCTGGACAAGGATATGCAAGAGGTGCTCGCAGACGCCAAGCGCAAAATTCTAGGCGCAATGGGTGGCCCTGGAGGGCTGGCCAGATGACACTAGCTCTAAAGCAAGGCCCGGAAAATGTGCTTGATGCTCTCAAGTATTACCTTGCTGGTGAGCTGCCATCTGATATCAGCACTGCTAATGCTACTACTAGCGCTACATTGACTGCGTATCTGAAGGGCCCCTATACATATGATGGGTCAAAAATAATTAGCATTACTAGAAATAATGCATCATCGCCGTGCGAGTTTGAGCCTGGGGCCCAGGCATACACTCCTGATGCTCTTGCAACTGCAATCAATGACCAGTGGTCGGGCGATGGAGAGGGGAATTGCAACTCAGAAATCATTGCTACTACAGCAATGAACGGAAACTATTTACAACTGTACTCTCTTGCTCGAGGGACTGTTGGCAGCTTAAAGGCAGAGGATACAACTGGTAATGCTGTTCTCGGTTGGAATGGCGGCTTCACTGACAACTATTACCCATTGCGGGATTTCGCAGAAATAGAAATCCAATACGAGAACATAGAGCCGCTTGCCTACCCTGCGATCCATTTACGCTGTGACGCAATCAATGAGGAAATAGGCTTTCCTCAGATGAGAGCTTACAGTGTCAACATGCGCGTGTTCGAGGTATCACCTCTCCCGCCGCCAGCCAATGTATTAGGGGTGCAGCTGGCGCGATACACGCGCATTATTGCAAACCTGCTGCTGCCTGCTTCTGGCTCGCGCAGTTTGAACGATCAAGTAAATGCTATACAGCTAGCGAATATTGCACCGCTGCGGCTGATTGAGACGGACAGCGGCGCACAGTACAGGGCTTACGTGGACTTCTCGCTCGAAGTCCAGGTCCAGGAGGATTAAGAATGCCCGGAACAAAGCCAATCGGGCCTGGCGTGCTTTATGTCAAAGCGGAGTCTACGGCCTTTACCTTTGAAGCCTTTACGGCAACAGATGCGATCCGCCATATGGGTGTGCCTGCGATTGGTGGGCACACCAGGGAACGGATTGACCTCGAGTTGTCTAGGGGCGATCGTGGCCGCTTCCATGAAGTGCTGGGGCGGTATAATGATGTAGAATTCACTGTAGAGATCCCTATGTATGGCGAGGGCGCTGCTGGGACTGCGGTGCCTGCGAGAAAAGCTCTGCTCGAGAGCGGCGCTGGGCTGAGCGAAGTAGTCTCTGGTGGAACTAGCGTTACGTATGAAAGTGATGTAGCTAATCCCAGTGCCACTTGCTCAATGTACTATGTAGACAGGGAAGGCATATTAGGGCAATACCTTATCGGGTGTATTGTCACAACTGTTGGTGTGGAGCTTGATAAAGAGGCTGCACCTAAGTTTGTGCTCTCAGGAATGGCTGCTAGGAAGTGGGAATTTTTTAAGACCACTCTTGGCGGTGCTCTAGATGCGAATGCTGGTACTACCAGTATGACCATGGCTGATGATTTCGCTATCCTGACTGGTGATGAAAGCACTGCAAGTGTAAGTGGGCTCGAGATTTACGTCAAGATTGACGATGAAATTATTAAAATCACTGCTTACAACCGCAGTACAAATGCTGCCACGATTGAGCGCGAGCAATTTGGTACAAGCGCTGCAGCCCATGATAATGGTGATGTTGTAACGCCATACGCGGAAGCTCCTACATACCAAGAGGGCGGCGTCATTAATGGCCCGCATGACTGGACTGTGAGCGATGGCAGCGCGGTTAACCTGACAAAGCTTAGTTACAGCTTGGCTACGGGCAGGGCTTTTGACCAGCTCTCGAGCGGAAGTGCTGCAAGCAGCGCTCTGCACAATGAGATGCTAGACGGCACTGGCTCTCTGAGCTTTATCCTGGACAACACCAGGAATGATTATTTCTACAACTTGGACACTGGCACAGAGATTGACTTGGCTGTGACTGTAGGCGCAACGGCTGGTAGTATTTTTACTATCAACCTTGACAAGGTGCGCTTGATCGACCCTGTGCCCAAGGAGTTAGAACGCAACACGATTGCAGAAGTGACGTGCAATTTTAGGACGCGGGATACCGCAACGGCCCTACAGGGGCAACTGCAAATTGTAGAGACTTAGGAGGATACGGAAATGAGTAAGATGAAATGGTTTGTGGTGGCCGGAGTGGGGCTTTTCCTTGTTTCGGCAGTGGCTTTCGGAGCGTATTATCACAAAAGCTCTCTGAAGGTGCGCAGGTGGCTTACGGTTGGAACGACAACTCCAACTGGAGAAATCACCTCGAAAACGGACGGTACAGAGGATATGTATTCCGGCGTCACGAGTGGTGATGTCGAATCATTCAAGGTCGATAAAGATGGAGATCTGACGGCTGTTGGCGGTGTGTTCTCTGGTGCGCTTATTCTGCCGCAGAAAACTGCAGATGCTTGTACTGAAACTGGGTATACTGAGGGTTCTGTCTTTTGGAATTCTACTAGCAACTATCCCTGTTTCTGCGGCGGCAATGATGGAACAACTGACCTAAAGTTTAACGACAACAGCACCGCTTGCTTCTAGCACCTGCTTGGCAGGAGAAAGGCTGCGCCATGGGCGCCAAGCTGATTACCACGTTTGAGATGCAGATAACAGATCCAGCTGGAGGCGATACTGGATGGAGCTTTTCTGTCAAAGTCCCACCGCTGGAAGTAGTAGAGCGCCTAGACAGTCTGCATGCAGACTTTAGAGCGCAGCAAGAAAGAGCTGCAGCACGTATGGCAAAGACTCGAGCAGTATTAGACTCTGCAGAAGAGCTGGACAACCCAGAGGCAATCAAGAGCAATAAAAAGCTGATTGCCAAGCTCATGGAAAGCGCAGACGAAGATACTATCTTGGCCATGCAAGCAGAGCCGTCATTCGCTATGCAATGCGAGTGTGCCAAGGAAATAGAGCCGTATTGCAGCCCGCCGCGTGGGCTGACAGATGATTCAAACAATGAATACACCTGGAAGCGCATGCAGGCGGACAACCCGCCGTACGCGGCTGCTGTGCTTTATCGGGCGGCGCGGGAAGTGCTGGATCGCACTGTGGGCCAGAAGGGACTGGTGGAGTTAAAAAACTAAAGCAGCTCCTTGCTGTGCTAGGTGAGGGGCATTGGCACGAGGCGCACGAAGAATGTCCGGCGAAGATTACAGAGAGCAAATATGGCTTCCTTGGCCAGCAGACCTCGGAGCGCGTGAAGACATACCGCTTGATAAAGAAGAAGTGTCCGATCCAGACGATGACATCTCAACAAAAACGCGTGCTGTATTGGGGCAGCATGCACGCAGTGGATTGCCGCGTGGTAGACATAGAGCAGTGCAGCGCGGACTTATCGATGCAAGTGATAGAAGTGTCACGGGCAGAGCAGGAAAGGCTGGAGCGTTTGGGGGGCGGAATAGTCAATATGGTGGGCTTATCTGATGGCGCAGCAAGTAATTACTCTAGCGATAAACGCTGATGGTACGGCCAAGGTAGTCAGAGATGCCCAAAAGATCAAGGGCAGTTGGCTAGACACAGCTGCCAAGCTGACTATTGTCTGGCAAGGTGTGAGCGCTCTGTTTTCTAAGGTGTCTGCTGTGATGGCAAAGCCTATTGCTGCTGCGGCACAGTTTACAAAGGATAGTGCACAGCTTAACCAGGCGCTAAAGAGAATAACGCCAGACGCAGAGAACATCAGAAAGCAATTTGACGGCTTTGCCGATAGCATGCAAAGAACTGCCGGCGTTTCTCTTGATACTGTTACAAGCTTGCAGAAAACATTTGTTCAGCTGACAAACAACACAGAAAGCGCTAACAAAGCATCAGAGGCGGCGCTTGCTCTGTCATCTGCTGTTGGTATAGATGTCAATACTGCTATGCGCGGGCTGGCTCAGACTCTAGATGGTAGCGCTGGGCTGCTCGGGCGTTATGTCCCAGCGTTGCGAAACATGACAAAAGAGCAGTTGCGCAGTGGTGCGGCAATAGAGCTTGTGGCAGAGCAGTTTGGTACTGCGCTTGCGGCAAACATGGAGACATCTATAGGGCAATGGGAGAGGCTGACAAATATTATAGGCGACCGGTATTTGGAAAATGCTTCCCTTGCGTTTCTTCAGAATAGGAAACTTGCTGTTGCGCTAGAAGCAATAGGTGATGAGTTAATTAAGGCTGCCCCGTCTGTAGAGGATATGGCGCAGGCGTTTGCAGACTCAGCAGAGTGGGCATTGAAGCTGTTGAAGGTGCTTGTTGCCATTGGCTCTGCTGGTGTGTCTTCTATACTAGACATAGCAGACGCAATGCTCAAAGCATCAAGCGCTACGCTATCATTTCTTGAGATGACAGCACCGACAGAAAAGGGCAAAAAGTTCTGGCAAGACCGCATAGTCGCTGTTGAAGAAATGCGAATGAAGATCTTCAATGCGCGAAATGCAGCAGAAGATTTTGGGATTAAAGTTGTAGAGGCACTAGCTCGGGTAGAGAAAAAGGTTGCTGCATTCAATGAGAAAGGCGGCATACTTGGCAGCGTTGTACATGGGCCAAATGGCGACAAAAAGATTGCAGAAAAAGCCACTGCAAACATAGAGGACTTTAGCAATTCAGCAAAAGAAAGCTTAATCAAAGCGAAGATTGCTCACAATGAATTCTGGCAGGGTGTAGAAGCGCAAGAGAAAGCTGCAGAGCAGCTAAATCAACAGCTGATTGGAATTGCTACAACTGCGACAACCACGCTTGCTACTGGTGTTGGCGATACTCTTGCTGGTATGGCTACTGGTGCCCTTGATGCAGCAGAAGCATTCCAGCAAATGAGCCGGTTGATTGTAACGGCTGTAATAGACGCCGCTGTAAACTCCATTACTGCATATGCTGCCAGTAGTGCAGCTGCGTCTTATTTCTCACAAGCTGGCATACCAGTTATCGGCCCGATACTTGCTGGCGCGGCTGCTGCTGTTGCTGGGGCGTTTGTAAAAGGGCTAGTCAGCAGGGTAGGGCGCGGCAAGTTCTTTGGCGGTGTGGTCATGGAAGGCGTGGCGCACAGAGACAGTGTGATGGTGCCGGCAAGAAAGGGTGAGACTTTCCGCACGCCAGAGCAGGAAAAGGCGCTGCGGCGGCATTTGTCCGGCGTACCAATGCCTACTGGCGCAGGCATGACTATCAATATCTCTCCGCTAGCGGGCCAGATGAGCAATGCCCAATGGGACCGTATTGTAAAAGATCAAGTGATACCGTCATTACGTAGGCAAAGGGTGGTGGCCTAATGGCATATAGCTCTGCTGCAATCGCTGCTAAGTACAATACAGCTGCTACAGCTGGTATGCCATGCTTTGTTGGCAAGAATGGTCTTGTTGACTATAACAATTCTGCAGAGTGGCGCACCGCAAAGACTTGGGCGGCTGGTAGTGATGCAACTGCTAGTGGCTTCCCTACTCGCAGGGCTCACGATCTATATAACAATGCAGTGACAAAGCCAAATGCTAATCAGACAGCTTGGTATTTGCTGCTCGATTTGAATGATATCACTTTTGATACTATTGTCTATAGTAACTTTGACATAGGCACCACTACTGCTACTGCGGATGTAGACTTCTGGATTGCGAATGATAACGCATTTACAACTGCAGCGGTCGCTGTTTCGCAGCTTAATGTGACTGCTGGCACTGGTGTATTGCAGCGCTATGTAGGGCTACTGGCTACAAAGTATAGCAACGTGCAATGGGCAGCCCTCGAGATCAACTATGGTGGTGGAGACTCGTTGACTCCCAGCATAGGAGAAGTCTGGGTAGGTGAGCGTCACCAATTCCAAGTGTATCCTTTCTTGCCATATCACAGCGGTAGGGATGGAATTGGCCGGACAACTTCTTTCCACGGGCAGCGCGGCGCACAAGTTGGGCAGTGGACTAGTGACAATGGCTTGATATCAGTATACCGCAAGTATTCAGGGCAGCAAATAATAGAGATGTCACTGCCGATTAATGCGACAGATGACAGAATAGAACACGAAGACTTAATGATTGATACTGACTATTTCACAAAGCCTTTCATCGCTATTCCAGATCCGAATGAGAGCCCATCTGATAGAGGCATTGAAGCGGGGCGCGGCTACATTGTCCAGGCAGACGATCCAGGCGCAGCTTGCGTGCATAGAAATATCGGCCCGGTTGACCAGCGCTGGACACTGCAAGCCACAGAAACAGGTGGAGTATTTGGGAAAGATGAGGGCATGTAGTGCTAAGCTTCAATGCAAACCTAATGGAAGACCTCGAGCGCCAAGGCTTCGAGCCTGTTGTCTGGGCGCGGTTTTCTTTGCATGCCGCCTACCGCGGCGGCGCAGCAGCTACCTTTGACTTTACAAATGCTTCTGATGCGAGTGTGCTTGGGTATCCTAATCTGATATCTGGTATTACAGCTGTTGCGGCGAAATATGATCCGCTCGAGCGCACAATACAGATAGACGGGCTGACAATAGATCTGATTGATACGCATAGCGACATTACACAATCAGAAGTGCGTGCAATGCTGGCAGACAATTACTGGCGTAATAAAGGTGTTGTCGTCAAGTTTGGCAGCGGCACAGAGACAAGTACTGCCAACTTTGAAACACTATGGAGCGGCAATATTGTGCAAGTGACGCCAGAGCCTGGCGTTGTCCATGTGCAGTGCGAAAGCTCTTTTGTGTATATTGTAAATAAAGAAGTAACTGATATGTGGATCGCTAATCATCCACTTGAAGTAGCAGAGCTTACGCTACAATATTTGGCTGGTGTTCCCACAAGCAAGATTGACAGCTCTGGTCTTGATATCAATGCTTCTAGCAGCAAGAGCCATTATGCTATTAAGCCGCGCGGGGCGCAGTATTTGGGCGGGCCAGCTGATGGTGAGTTTAATCGGGTTACAAAAACAGACTTTGGCCGGGCCTGGGTAGGCAGTTATACGATAGATGATTATACCGGTCTGTCCGGAGATACGGTTACTATAACAGAATGTACTACAAATTATACTGGTACAAACTACACCTTGACAGAAGGCGTTGATTGGAATGCAGTCACAAGCAACTTGCAGACTGCAATCAATCTGCGCCTGGCAATCAATGGCGGCGCTGGCCCACCAAATTGCACAGCTGGCGGCTCTAGCAACATTGTTACCGTTACCAGAGATGCAACTGGCGGCAATGTCGGCTATAGATATATGCACCTTGCTGCTAGTGATTCTGTGAACATGACAACCGCCGAAACTGACATTATGGACTATTTCCAGGACGTTAGAATAGGCGGCATGAAGTATGAATCCAGCTCTGCTGATGGCAGCGGGTATTATGTGGATCTTCATCCAACCACTGGTAATGCTGGATCAAACAATTTGGTTGCCCTAAAGCTTGGCAAAGACCCGGCAGATGCAACTGTCGCTGCATATTTGCCGGCAGATGGGACAGCTGCTTTTGCTTTCGATGATGCCACACCACTAGCAGCAGACGACAAAGGACTGATTAACCCTGTTGTTGCTACAGTAGCGCCAAACGGGAAGGACAGCGGTCTAGAGGGAAGTGTAACTCTTGTCACTGGCCTGCGGCAATTCTTTGTTCCTGGATCTTCTGGTGTTGGCTATTTCTCAGTCTCAGATTCTCCGCTGCCAGACCGGCGCCCAATAGGAGACATACTAGCAGAAATAGCGCAGCTAATGGATGGATATATCTATTACGCTGAAGATGGAAAGTGGACTTTTGTGGAGCATGACAGCAGCGCGGCTGCAGTTGCTACATGGACAAAAGACGAAATATTCAATTTCACACAACTTCCAGAAGACAACACGATCAACAAAGTTAGCGCTTCTGCGGTTTTCGAGATAAAGCGGCGTAAAGCATATAGTGATTCTGGTGCTGATGCAAACTTTGTAGAAGAGACATACGTCACAGAGATGGAGACAAGAGAGTATACATATGTCTCTGAAGATACGACAGCACAAGCAGACTACTCTGAAGATGGCAGCACAGCAGCAGAGGGAGTAGCAGAGTACCGGCTAGATTCTAAATGGGTTGGCGGCGCTGGTGCGCTGCATACTGCTGTGACAGCTGCGGCAACCACTTTTCGCATCGCTGAAAGCTCTGCTGTGCCTTATGGGTATCATGTAGAAAATCGTGGCATGGTAGGTACACGCTCCCCAGTTTCAGATCCAGCAGCGCAAAGAGTGGACAGCGGCAACGATAGGCTAGGGTATTTTCTCATTGGTGATGAAATTGTAAAAGCTACGGCCCAGAGCAAAAATGGAGTAGGGCCAGAGCTAAGCATCTATAGCCCGCGCCTTGATGCCTATATTACTCCAGAGCGCTCTATGGATGTCAGCTATACTGTGGCGCGCGCGCAGAAAAGCACTACTGCTGCTGCATATGCTGCTGGTGAGCCGGTCTATGATATCACACTACTGGTAGAGTTCGCCGATAGAGTAGTAGCGCGCTGGAAGTATGGCCTGCCTGTAATTCGCTGCGAGACAGACTTGCGCCAGATTGAAGTGCAGATCGGGGATTTCGTACAAGTAGAGCATGAGCTATTTTTAGATTCTAGCTACGATGGGCTAGACAGTGGAGATGCTGTCAAGTTTGAAGTGATAAGCAAGAGCTTGGACATAGCGGCAGATCCGCCGCGCATTACATGGGAATTGATAAAGGTATAGGAGGCGATAATGAAAAAGGTACTTTTAGCTCTGGGAGTGGTTGTCATTGCTGCTGTGGCATTTGGGGCCAGGACATTTGTAGCGCCGTTTGCGGTGCGCGGTAATTTCTGCAATGGAAATACTGTGCCGAAAGATACGTGCACCAACTATGATGTCATTGACGGAGGCACAGATGCAACTACCAGAACGGTTACTGGCCTAGATGTCAATGGTTATAGTCGCATGACTGTTTCGCCATGGCTGACAGACGCAAATACTGATTGCGATACCATGGTTGCTACTGTCACTGTAAGCAATGATAACGGCACCAACTATGCCAACTATGTCAGCCGCGCTATCAGTGCTGGTGTTGGTACTGTGAGCGCGTTCACAGACTCTACTGCTAGGGCTACTGCAATCAATGGTGCAGCGCTTATCTATGATGTCTGGGGCTATACTCACGCTAAGATTGTCATGAGCACTACAGGCACATGTGCCGGCAATGACGCGATCGATGTAAGGGTTGCAGTTACTGCCGGTAAGTGAGGTATAAAGATGAAGAGTAGAATATTTGTCTATATCGCCTGCGGTCTTACTGCCGGTTTTTTAATGGCGGCGGTGTTCAACTCTGCTATTGCTGATCAGCTTTCAGGTGACCTTGGGCTAGTCGAGGCAGGCGGCGGCGCGTTTACAGCCGATACGAGCACAACGGCGATCGCGCCGTCTACTGCCCCAACGTTGAGCCAAGCAACTGGGAATGAAATGTGCTACGACTTTTCTTGTACCGTCAACAAGGCGACGTCTGGGTTCACATACGGAATTTACCACGACTTCACAGACACAGCCAGCCCGAACGCCCACTATTTCCTAATCTTGCTTAATGACGCTGACACGAAGTTTTATGTTGATGAAAACGGCGTCACAGAGGCAGATGGAAATATTGTTACCGACGGTAATTTCCAAATTAAAGGCGGCGGGTATCTCAGCACGACCAGCAATGGCAACGTGGGTCTGGCGCCCAACGGAACCGGTAAAATAGAGTATGCCACCGGAGCCCTGGTGGCGTGTGCCGCACTTCCGGCAGCAGGAACCCAGGGGAGATCGGCTTTTGTAACAGACGCCACCGCTTCTGATGACGCGGCCCTTTGCTGCGACGACGGCTCAGCCTGGGTCATTTGTGACGGCAGCGGCGACGCTTGTTGCCCGTGAGGTGAATGATGAAGACGATTAAATGGTATATACCAGCGACGGCCGGCGTGCTCGCGCTGGTTGGTGTTCTGGTGACACAAGCTGGCGCCACAGATGCTGTGTATCATGTCCGGGATGTCGGGACGATCACGGCTGGTCAGGCTGGCGGCTATTTCGCCACCTTTGCGAACGAGCAATGTCAGTTCAATAGTACGTCAGTTTCTGCAATCACCTGGACAATCCAATCCGCAGACGACGGCAGCACAGAGTATCCGTTTGTGTGCACGAATAGGATTACCCGCACGTTTGCAAACGCGATGCTTGCCATGGACACGGCCGCCGGTCTTGACAACGTAAGCGCCACGCTTGACGGCGTAGTGGACGGAACAGATCTGTATGTGAAGGTCACGAAAACAGGGACGCTGACACAAGCTGAATTTTTCAGCTATGTCGGGTCATTTATCACTGACAAGTGTTCCGTTGCTCGTGAAAAGGTTGACCGCGTTATGACATACAAGTCAGGCAGCAACTGGGCCTGGCGGTGTAAGGGGGCCTCAACTGATACGTATGCAAACGTTGAAGCACTGTATCGTGACTCAGTGACAGATGCCACGAAGACCGTTGTGGTAACTGGTAGCGTGTCGGAGTAGCTCAATGAAGAACGCCGGCTGGCTTGTTTTGCTCGCCCTTTTGGCCCTGGGCCACGCCCGGGACCACGGGCTGATTGAGGTGTGGGGAGGCGAGTATTACGACAGCAGGCAGGAGTATTCAAGATGAAGGAAGCCCAAAAGCTAGGGCCATGGAAGCTTGTTGCCGTATTTGGTAGCGTGCTTGTAGCTGGTATTGCTGGCGGGCTGATTGCATGGGGCGGGCAGAGGGCTGAGGTGTCGAGCCTGAAGGAGCGGCAGATCAGACTCGAGATCACACAGCTAGAAGATGGACGATCTATTAGCGGGCACAGAGCCAGGCTAGATGCATTTGACAAGTGGCTCGAAAGAATAGAAAACAAACTTGATACAGCGCTGCAAAAGTAATGGGCGATATCAGTGCACATTTCAGCAGGTGGGAAGTAGAGTGCAGTTGTGGTTGCCGCAAGTGGATCTATGATACAAAGCTGCTAGACGCGCTCGAGGATTTGCGCTGTATAGCTGGCGATGTGCCGATTACAATCAACTCTTGGTATCGCTGCCCAGAGCGTCACAGAGAAATATACCACGAAATGGGCATTAGGGGCGACGATATACCGTTTAGCTATCACACTGCCGGTATGGCTGCTGACATTGTGGTCACAGATTGTGACCCCCTAGAGATGCTAGCTCTAGCAGAGCAGATACCTGCATTCAAGCGCGGCGGCATAGGACTATACCCGCCCACAGAGCGCGGCAAGACTGGCTTTATCCATGTAGATGTGCGCTGCAAGGGTGAGGGCAGGTGGAGTAGAATTGATGGCGAATATCATAATGGCCTGCAAGGGCTATTGAAAGGAGCGCAAATTGTTGAGCAACAAAGACAGCTTGGATTCTACAGCACTAGACAAAGTGGTGGAAGTGAACGGGGAAGGGAACATGATACTAAAGAATACAGAAGCGATCCAAGAGGGGCAAATCAATCCAGAACTTCCGAAGAGTGATGGCTGGAAGTCTCGCAAGCTGTGGTATGCGCTTGGTAGCAATGCCTTTGCGCTTATGGGCTCATATGCTCTGGTCTGGGCTGAAATTATGCAGCCAGAGCAATGGGTGGAGTTGTGCAAGTGGGTGCCACTCGGTCTGCTGCTGGCGTTTGGCGGGCTTGAGACTGTAAAGCTTGTCATGCCACACATGAGGCGTAAGAAGTGAAAAAGGTCTTAGAGTGGCTCAGTGCAATTGGTGCAATTTTACTTGCATTTGGTGCAATGCTTGGAGGTGCATTCTTCTTAGGTAGAAAGTCCGCAGAAAAAGAGGCTGCCGAGAAAAGAGCAAGGTTGTCTCGCTCCTGGTCTTTGCGTAGCAGAGCTGCCAGGAATTTACATCAAGAGGAGTTGACTCGTGAGATTATCAATCTGGAAAATAAGTGGCCTAGGTTTCCCAGCGATCCTATTGCTGATGCTCACAGTCTGTCCAAAAGGCTTGATGGCCTTGCCGAACAATGGCACAAGCTCCGAAAACTCGGAGCATCAGGACTATCAGACGCTATACGTGGAACTGACCGAGAGCTTTGAAAACCTCAAGTCATCTGCCCTGAAATTAGAGCTAGCGTTTAAAGGTTGTTTCAGCGCATACCTCGAGGCGTCATACAAGCTGAACAATTGCGGCAAGGCAATACAAAAATGCGATATGGCCTATACTGCTCTCTCGGATGAATATTTGCAGATGCGGGAGAAAAAGCCTACTGGCTATTGGCTTGGCTTGCCTGGCTGGGCTTGGGTAATTATTGGTATTGGTGCTGGCATGGTTGGCACTTCAATTGTAATCGGCGTTAGTTTCAAATGAGATCTTTCACAGCCGCAGAAGATGCTTGGCTGCTCGAGCATGCTTCTATAATCAAAGACAGAAAAGAGCTTGCCGATGCATTTGCACAAGAGCATGGACACGAAAAAAGCAGAGACGCACTTAGGAGAAGGCTGAACCGGCTAAAAAAGAACGGATCGCTTCATTTGCTGCCACGTAAAGAAGCGGCCGCTGCGTTTAATAATGTAGAAGCAGATCGGCAAGTAGCTATAGTGCTTTCTGACATACACCATGGGAGCAGAGTATTAGACCAGGGCGGGAAAGAGATCTATAATAGCTCGATCTGCGAAAGTAGAATTCGATCTATCCCAGAGAAGACGCTAGCGATAGCAGCGCCTGGCGAGCACAAGGCTGCACTGGTGCTGCTGGTGGGTGATATTGTGGACGGGGAGGGCGTCTATCCTAGCCATGGGGCGCACCTCGAGCAGTCAGTCTGTGACCAGGTGGCAGACTCAAGAGCGGCGCTGTGGTATGCTCTGACGGAATTGTGTGGTATCTATGGTGCTGTCCGGGTGTGTTGTGTGGTGGGCAATCATGGCAGGGCAAACAAAGTCATTGACGAGAGAAGCAATTGGGACATAATGCTGTACCAGCAGTTGCAATTGCAGGCGAGCATTAGTGATTCGCGAATAGCGGTTGACATTGGCTACAGAGATGGAGCCATATTCGAGCACATGGGGCACAAGTTGTACTTGCGACACATAGGCATCAAGGGTGATGCCACTCCCTCGAATAGGGGCAAGCTTGGCAGCTGGCTCGAGCAATACAACTGGGACTTGCTGGTGTGTGGCCATTGGCATATGCCCGGGCTATTGAGCTACAATGGCCGGCCGGTCTTGCGCAATGGCGCGGTACAGCCTGTCACTGATTATGGTGAGCGGCTAGGCTACCATGATACCAGCAAGCAGTTTGTATTTTCAATGTCTCGTAATCGAGTCATAGAGTGGCTGAGCTGGGTGAAATGGTAGCATATATGCGACATAAGCGCAGTTAATAACCCATTTATTGCACAATATTGGTATTATTGTTACTGTGCAACATAAGGCGTAGCATAGGTGGAATAGTCGCCTAGTGCTTCACTGGTAATCTCTAGGTACAGTGACTGGCCATCATGTCTTGTATAGAGGTGGTCGACAACGCGGCGCAATATCTCGCTTGTATTTTCGCTGGTCACGCACTCTGTTTCTGTGTCACTGAGGAAGTATGCCTTGCACTGCCAGTAGACTTTCCACTCTTTGCCAGCGTGGTTATACCATGAGGTGCCATCAAACTTGAGAATATTTGGCCGCTGCCAGTGATACTCCCATGCTGATGGTGCTCTGCCGATTGGCTGTTTTTTGTGTACTATTTCTGGTGTGCCGCATGCAGTGAGCAGAAGAGCTAATGTGAGAAATTTCATTATATACTCCTTCTACCAGGAATAATGCTTATCTGGTATGCGGTAGTCTTTGGGGTTAATGTTGTACTTCTTTAGCTTGTCCCACAGCGAGCGCTCTGGCCATTTTCTAAGCCTTGCTGCAGCAGCAACATTGCCTTCTGTCTCAATCAGTGCTTGCTTTATTTCGTTTATGATTGCTTTGTCTGCTATTTTGTCAACCCAGTCATTGTATTTACCTCTTTTCATAATCGCACCTCGATTGCAATGGTACTCCTGCAGTGTGGGCAATCCATGAGTGGCAGCCAGTATTCTTTGTATGGCACATCTACAATAATGCATTCATTGTGCTGTGAGTCTAGCTCATGTTCATCTGTGCCAGCTGCAATGTGATCTGTGCGCTGGCCTTGGCTTTCCCACCACTCGAAGAAGTCTTTGAGGGAGTATGTTGCGCCGCATGAGCATTTTTTATGTGGGATCATTGTCTTCCTCCTGTTCAGAAAAAGCACGTACTTTTTCCACCTCCTGGGCCAGCTTGCACAGCAGCCACTGCTCAACGAAAAAGCGGCTTGCTGGTGTATCGTTGCCGCCGCAGCGTTTGGCGAGTTGGGTGGGGAAGTCTTCTGGAAGCTCTAGCGAAAAGCTGAGTTTCATGGTTGTGCCTTCCTTTCTTTCAGTATTTCGTTCAGCCAATGGACTGCGCCTTCCAGATTGATACGTGCGATTTCTATGGTTTTCTGTGTCGCATGTTCTGCGCCACGGGCCTTGATGTCTGCAATCTGGTCAACGCCCCATTGGCCCATGGTTTCTGCGTCATCTAGCATCTTCATTATTTTTTTGTTCATGGTTGGTCCTCCATTTCGTCCGCCAGTTGGCCAGCAATCTTCTCCAGTCTATCCAGATCGCCCCTGAGGTCTTCGACCAAGAACATGAGGTCCAGCGGGTCGTTAATTGGAATGGACAAAGACCGCTTGCCATGGTTGGTGGCGAAATCGTTCAGTGCTGCTGCCATGTTCCTGGCGATAGATGCCGCTCTGTGTGATAGGTTTCTCATCTCCCTACCTCCTGCCCTGGCGGGCGGTTATGGTCTTCTAATAATGGATCGGACTTCGTCCCAGATAGCCCGTTCGTTCTCTACTTCTTTGCGGAGCTTGTTGCCTCGATGGCCGGTTCTGGTTTGGCGCTTGGTTGTCTTGCGGCAATTGTTGCAGACCCATATCGGGTTACCATTGTCATCAATGGCCTTGTCGTATGTATCATCGCCACACTCGCAGATGACTTTTCTGATTGTCGCCCGTTTCATCGTCTGCCCCTTTGTATGTGTCGTCGCGTTCATGCTTCATATAGATGCACTAACCATGCCAAGTTTGCGGGCGCATAAAAGCCCAATGATTACAGCATGTAGTTTTCTGCCTACATGTAGGCACTGCCAATTCTGCACCTTTTTGCGCATGGCACTGTGCAGAGTTTGCGCTGTGGGCAAAAAAGCTAATGATTCTACGGGTAGTATGCTGTCCTACATCGCAAACAAGTCAGAGCACCAGAATGGCCCTAGAGCGATTAACTACCCTTCAGGCGACAGCCAGTGCCTGTGCGCTGTGGTTGGCTCCGAAAAACCTCTCATGAGCGCGATACTGAGACAGAGTGCCCCTTCTTTGCTGCCCTGGCTGGGCTCATGCCAAAGCGATATGGCCACAAGGGGCAGGCTGTAATATGGCAGCGGGTTACCTCAGAGGGGCTATCGCAGACACAATCCAAGCACTTGAGCCTGATAGCTGCCATAGTGCTGCCATTCCGGGCCCTAGCGGCCATTCTAGGGTGCTTTTTCAGAATGCCTTCTAGGAGCTCCATATCGAATATCCAATGCTACAGCTTGTCTGTTCTGCCATTATTCGCTTGCAATCCATTCTGAGCGTTACCCAACATCTAGCCCCACAGCGCCCCCTGTTGGCCAATTACTCAAACTGTTTCGCCGCCAGCTGCTCTTTGTACCACTCAGGCAGCCCAGCAGCCACACCTCGAGCTATCTTGGGCCAGCACTCTTTCCACAGCCGATCCAGGATAATCTCCCGGCATTCTGCCGCAGTGTCTTGGTACAGCTCTTTCATCAGTGGTCCAATGTCCTTGGGCTCGCCTAGCAACTCTCCCCGCTCCCTCAAGTGCTGCACCGCCTTCTCCCAGCGGGCAGGTGTGCGCAGCTTCAATATCAGATCGGCAGTCAAGTCTTTCTTGGTAGGGTTCGATTTCTTCCACTCCTGCCCATGTATCTCTTTGAATCTCTCGGACACATGCTTGCCCATGAGCGGCTTGCCATCTCTGCCAAAGCGACCATGAGCCTTGAACACCAGTCCCTCAATCTTCTGCCCGCCCAGAAAGCTGATGCTGTCCATCAGCTCGTGAAACTGCTCCATACTGGACACTTCGCCCTCGTACATCACTGGCACATGCTCGAGCTGCAAGCGCTCTGCTTCTCTGCGCGAGTCTTCGGGCAGCATGTAATCCTCTGGCCCGATCATGATATCGAATAGCGCTAAATGATGGTCTGGCACCCTATCATAGGCCAGCACATTGTGCTTTAGCTTTTGCAGATATTCGCAGCGGTACACATAGCCAGGCATCAGCTCTGACTCAAGCTCAAGTATAGATTCTACCGCAGCGTTAAACATCTTTTGCGGTGCGTCCATAATCATGTGCTGGCCCTTGCTGCGGCAACGTAGCTCACCACCTATAATGCCAAAGCTGAACTGTGAGCCGTCAACTTTTTCTTCCACCACTACAGGACCATCAAACAAGTTTGCTATCGCGGGGTGGCCTAGATTATAGATCTTCGGGTAGCTATTCAGTGTCGCTTCCACAGCCTTCACCTCTACAGCCTACGCAGCTGAGCTTTTGCACAAATAGCCCTGCTCGTATCAAGTGAGAATGTAGATGCCGCTGATAAATGACTCTGCGAGTATCGGCAGAGTCAAATGCTTTCACAAGTATTTCGTCGCCGGGCTTAATACAATGCATTGCCTCAAGCATTTCTAGTCTGCGTCTTGCTTCTCCCACTTGTAGCCCTCCAGCCTTTTGTTGAACCACCTACGCATAAGAAAGCGCGGCCATGGGAAAGCATAGCTGCTCCACAGCACTTGTACTGCGCGCTCTACAGACACACCAGCTCTGATGTCCATCAGCCATGGTTCACGCTCCATAAACCACCTGCCACTAAACAGCACTGGCAGTGGCAACAGCAAGTACAGCGGCGCCAGTACCAGTACACCTATCCAGGGTACACCACAACCCGCTGTACGGAACTGCTCTACATGCATCAGCTCATGGTTGCGCGCTCTTGTGTGCACTGGGCTTAGCGGATCATAGACGCCAGTAGGGTAATAGATTGTGCGCCCGATCGTTGTCCAAAAGCGCTCTTGAAAGCGCGGTACAATTGGGCGCAGGACAAACGCTATGAGGCGCATTAGCGGGGAATTGTCTTTTCGCTTGTAGCGCTCCATTATCTATTCCATATCTATTCTAGATTAAGTGGCAGGGGCCAGCGAAAATACACAGATATCCTTTCTGTGTCCCGCTGGCCCCTGCCTTGGATAGACGTGCTGGACTTGAACCAGCTACTTCTAGTCCCATAGACTAGTGCTCTGCCAAATGAGCTAACATCTAAAGATGTTGGCGCGCTTGACCTGTGCTGCACACAGTTGACACTGAACATAATCTCCCAGCATGCTGCCATTACACTACGGGGGCATAAAAAATGGAGCCCCCGGCCCGACTCGAACGGGCACTTCTGGTAGTTTGTTTGTTGTGTGTGCCTTTGCATCAGTGCTTGCGCTGTGAAACTATAGGCCAATACACTAATAACCAAACTGATGATTACTCGTGAGGATAATACTGGCCTTCTGGAAATCATACGTTACCCTAGAATATACTCTGAAATCACTTTGCCGATTGTTACATTTTCCACTGGCGTAGTGTTTGCGCGCTGCCGGGCTTTCTTTGCTGCAAGGTACAGGTCGTCAATTCTCTCTAGCAAGTCTTCCTTTCTGGCTTTCGATATCATACCACTGTACCTCTGGTTTGTGAACACACCCACCACCACATTTTCATCGAGTCCAACCACCTGCGCTGGGTGGTGCTCTGTCGCTTCATTCACAGTTTGAAAGCGCTTTTTCTTTTCGTTCTTCTGGGACACCTCTGGGTGAGAAGACTTGTAAACTCCAGCTGGCAAGTTTTCATCTTCTACCCATTCAATCGAAGTATTGAGAGTAGGTATCTCCTCCACCATTCTCCTAAGCATCTTTGTTCTGTTCTCGAGCCCCAAAAGAAATGTTGCAGGCAACCCTTCCGCAATCGTCTTGCCGCCAACAATCAAGTCTGCTGTTGCTTTCTGGTTTGTCTGCTCTTTCTGGATCATGGAATCCATATAGCGCGCTGCATGCTTCATAACTGCAGCAAGCTCATTGGGCACAGTGCTTGACACTTCTTTGTGTTCTTCTGCGGCCTCTTCCTCCATTTTCCTTTCATCGTCCTTCATGCGCAGCGATTTGCTGTAGCCTAAATACAGCTCTGGACGCGCAGAGAAATTCTCAATTGCTGTGTCAAGCCGTTCTTTAAACTTCTTTTCTAAGTCTTGATCCACTGCCAATAATTCGTGAAGCTTACCCATTGTTATCCCTTTCAGTTGTTTACAACATCCAAAATCCAATCACGAGGTACAGCTATTTCAGAGTCAATCGCTCTGTCCCGAATAGCGTCTAGTGTCCTGGCGCACTCTTCATGTGCGGACTGTAGCTTATCAAGCTCTGCGCGCAGCTTGCTGTTCTGCACCTCGAGGAACTGCATATATTCCTTATTGCGCTTTGCCTCTAGCTTGTACTTTAACATTGAATCTATACTACCCTTTAGGGCTGGCATATTTCCTCTCCTTTAGGCGGGCCATCCGAGACGCCCAGCACCATGCCAGGCGCCCCGGTAGGACTGGTAAACCCACACCTTCTGACAGTGTATTTTTTTGCTTGCGTCATGGCCCGCCATTAAAAGCCCAGTTCTTCATGCTGGGCATCTTTTCTGCGAAACTGTGCAGCGTCTTGCAGGGTGGCTCGCTCTGCGCATACCTCGAGGTATTCACATGTGCCATAGTTGCCAAGGCATGAGCCAGGGTTCTGTGGCCAGCGGTTGTGCTTGTGCGCTTGCCTGACTATCACAGTCCAGTCGTATAAATCTTGCCTGGCCTGCAGCAAATCAGAATCACTGCGCGGTATCCTACGGAACTGGTAATACTTCTCTTTGTCTTCTTGTATTGCTTGCTCGCAGCGCTCCTGATACTGGTCAACTGTTTCTGTTTTCTTCTGCCGCAGCTGTGGCTTGCGCAATACATCATAATAACATACTCGAGTATCACTGGCAAGCATGTACCAGAGCATCTGGCTATCTACTGTCAGTTTTTGCCAGTATCGGTCAAAGCCAATGATGCTCTTTGACGTGCTCTTGTGCTCTAGCAGTGCTGGCCCGTTATCGTCTTCTAGCAGCCCGTCAATCTTGCAGCAGTACCGCACACCACGCAGTGTCTTTTTGCCAGCGCGGACTAGTGTGCTATATTCCTGCTCTACTGCGACAACGTGCAAATGCTCACGCGGCGGCGCGTAGTGCTTGAGCATGGCACACAGCTTGGCGGTATCTGTCTCACTGATACTGCCAGCATTTTTCTTGAGCACTGCAAGCGCTGCCTCTTTTGACTCGAGCCACCACTTTTCCAAAGCAAGGTGCAGAGCCCTGCCAAGTGACAATGCCAATGCCTCTATAACAGGCACATACTTGAGCACATACGCGAAAAAGTACTTGCGCGGACAAGTGCGAAAAGAACTAATAGAGCTGTGGGTTACAATTAGCATGTGGCCCCCATTTCAGGTTTTAAAATCCGAAATTGTCCTCATACGAGGCGGGCGGTGGATCTTCTTCTGTGTACTTCTTCTGGGGCGCGTCTTCTTTCACTGCTTCAACTTTGTCGATCTGCTTTAGCAGCGCAGAGAAGCGGCCAAGGTTGGCGCTCTTGGAATCAATGCGCTCCACCACTCCACCATGGTATGGGTTCACCCAGCCCACCTTGGCGCGCCACTGTCCATCGTAGTGCTCATGGTCAACAGTAATGCGGCACATGTTCCCGCGCAAATGCTTGCCATCGCCAAGAATATCTAGATCGTCATGCTGAAAGCCCATGGCGCGGATCTTCTTTAGCGTGTGGCTAATCGCTTTCTCGCTCAAAGAGAAAAAGCCGATAATGCTGCCAGCCTCTGTCTGGAATTCAGCGAAAAACTGATAGCTGCCAGTAGTGGCCTGGTTGTAACCATGATCAATTACCTTTGCCTCATACTTTCCTTTTGGGTGCATCCACTCAGCCATTTTCTTGCTCCTTTGTCAAAAGTCTATTGAGCACTACCTTTGCCTTGGCAAAGTCTGCGCCGTCAATTTCTTCTACATCACTGATGCCCAGATAGGCAAGCGCTTTTGCTGCCTGCTCTGAGGAAAACAGATTCCAGCGGGCCGCAATGTCTTTCCCGATAGCGGCGTCTTGCCCTAGGTTTTCTTCAATCGATGCCCATGACAGTGGCAATGTCTCTGGCAAGCTAAAGCCTACCCTTGTACCAGCATCTTCCACTGCGCTACCAGAGGCGTAGAGTATGCGTGTACTGTTGCTGACAATGCGCCTCTGGCCGTCAATTTCCGCTTTGCTGTATTCATAGTCAGCGCGCAGAATGATATCCGCCCAGGCAATCAGTTTGGCCCAGACGCGCTTGTCAAGGTCAGGAGTAAACTTCT